TTCTTGTCCATGCTGTTGATGAGCAGGTCCGTGTGGGTCTTCTTGTTCATGATCCAGATAAGACCATCATTGAAATAATCATTGATAATGGCCTTTGTATTACCGACAAGCTCTTTGAACAGATTGAGACCTGTTGCGCCTGTGCCGGTCTTGACATTGGATGTGTGCAGGTCAACCCATGTACGGGCTGTTGCCGGGTAATCGGCCGGAGCCGCTGTCTGTGCCAGTCTGGTAACAATGCCGAGCGGCATCTTTGTGCCTGTGCCGTAGACGATCGCCTTGTCAAGAGCCTTGGCGATAGAAATACCGATTGCTGTGAGCAGCTCGTTGGCGAGATTGAGATCAGAATCTTCAAGGACTGCATTGCAAACTGCGAAATAGCCGCCGACCTTGTAGCCGTCAACTTCGATATTGTTGAATCCGAGAGACAGCTCGTTAAGTATCGCGCACATCTCTGTCCAGACGCCTTCCGGAATCGTGCCCATGATGTTCTGGCGAGCTTTTCCGCCTACGCGCTGAAGATTTACGCGGCTTGCAAGTTTGCTGTTTGCCTCAATGATCTGACGAAGCAGCGGAAGCATAACATCCGGAATCGTAAGGCCGACATTTGTCAATGCTCTCTTTTCCCTGATGCACTCGCGTGTACGTGCAAGGAATGTTTTTACATCTTCGTTTCTGAGCAGTGCGCTTCTTTCCTGCTCGCTGATGGCGTATAAGCCTGTTCTCTTGATCATCTCCGGCATAACAATGCTCCTTTCTGCCTTTTCTGCTTCCGGTTCCGGCTGTTTCTCTTCCGGATCCGCATCGTTCTTCTCCTCGATCTCATCGAGTTCTTTCTCCAGATTCTCGATTTCAGTCTCCAGTTCGCGGACAGACGCGTCATGCGCTGTTTTTTCCGTCTCGAACTTCTCGATTTCGGAGTCAACGAAGGATCTTTCCTCATCCGTAGTCGTCTCCTCGATCGCTTTCTCAAGCTCTGCTTCGCGCTGAGCGAAATCGACTTTTTTTAAATCCTCGAGCTCTTTGCGCTTATCATCGAGCCTTTTCTTAAGCATCAGTGCCCTGAGTGCCATGACTTACCTCCTTAAGGTGTTTTCTTTTCTCTTCCTTCCATACGTTGAGCTTTCGCTTCTCGATCTCGGCGATATCCGCCTCTCTCGCTGATATAGCGGTCTCTTCGTATGCGGGGAATGTGCAACAGGATACTTCAAACAGTCTGACCTTTTTAATCGTGAAATGATGAGTTCCGTCCCCGCGGTCTTCGTGCTCCTCATTCAGGATGTTAAAGCCGAAAGAACACTGCGACACATCGCCACGTTTTACGCGCGCGTACAGGTTCATTGCCTCAGTATCGTTCGGATTGATGCTGATTCCTCCCCAAAGTCCGTGCTCGTCTTCACGAAGCTCAAGCGTGCCGGCGGTCGTCCGCCCGAGAACGAGTCTCGTATCATGGTCGATCAATGCCCGTACATCCGCGTGCAGTTCGTCGGTGAACGCCCCCGGAGCGATGGACTCAGTGCAGCCATGAAATACCTCGTAGTTGCTATTAAAAACGGCAAAATATCCCTCGATGCGGGGATTTCCGCCATCTTCGCGCGTATTGAAATTTGATAGGGATGTCCTGACCTGTCTTATGTCTCTATTCATCGTCGTCTCCCTTCTGTATGAGCTTTTTCTGATTTCCGATCATGTCGATCGGGATGTAGTTTTCAAGGATTCGCGGCTTATCGAGCCCCTCGAGCGGGCTCATGCCGATCTTGTCGCGGACTTCATTGCCGGTGATAATGCCGCGGTCTGAAAGATTGCCGAATACATATGCCACCTGTTCGAAGTCCCAATCAATGAGCGACGTCGTGTTGAACTTAAAATACCACTTCGGCGATAAAATCAGCTTCCGGGTGAATTCCTGCTCGATTGCCCGGCACAGCGGGCGGATCGTGTTGTTTATAAAGCTGTTCCATTCCCTCTGGTCGTATTTCCCGACTCCGAGCAGGAACGCGGGAACGCCAAGAAGTGCGGCGACTGCCCGTTTATCAATCTCGACCGTGTCATTGAGGGCAATGTCGCTGAGCGAAAGCGGTCTGATTTCCTTCACGTCGAGCAGATCGGCGGGAATAATCCAGGGCTGGCCTTCTTCGGATGTTTCCAGATACTGCTCAACCAGTTTCTGCCGCCCTGCCGGGGACGAGAACTCTTCCGCCAATGCGTCGACCTTGACCACGAGCGGCGGCTTGTACTTTGACGTCATAAACGCGTTTTCTGTCTTCCTTGCCTGACTAAGGTTCTTGACGATGTCCTTGAGCTGTACGCGCAATCCTGAGCCCATCCATGGATGGTGCTCATCTGGAACCCATACACAGTGAATGATGTCATCCGGCTCGAATTTCTTCCCGTCGATCAGTGTGTAGTAGCCGTAACCTTTTGGGACAAAACTCACCCTGTGCGGCTGTATCGGCTCAAGGTCGTCAATCAGTCCCCGCTTTGTGTGGACTTTGACGACTGAATTTCCGTCACCGTGAAGCATAAGATTCATTACCAGGGCGTCAATGAACGTCTTCCGGGTCATGAATCTGTTCGGAGTGATGTCGATTTTCCGGCTCAGCTCGTTCGTGATCCGTTCGTCCCCGCTCGCCGTGTTGGACATGAGGTAGATTGTCATGCTTGAGACGAGGTCTGCGATCCGCCGCACTGCCGTCACGATCTCCGGATTTTTGTTGAGTGTCGTGTACCCGTCAAGGCACAGCATGTCGTAGGCGGCGGAATCAGAAAGAAGGATTGTCGCCCTCGTGTTCGTCGCCGGAGCGGCGGCAGTCATATTCTTTTTTCTCTTACGTTTACTCATTCGCCCCACCATCCTGACGCGTTGTTAGTCTTTTCCATGCACTCGAGGCATCTGACGCAGGCAAACACGCTCGCGTCGAATATGTCGATGCGATACTCTTGCTGTATCTTCTCGTAGAGGATCATGTCGTCGGTCTTCTCGACCGCCCTGACGTTCTCCACGCAATACTCGTAAGCTTCAGAGTGCAGATAATATAGTTTTCCGTCCTTTGCGGCCTTCTCAATGTGCCGGAATCCTTCGGATTTGACGTAGTAATACTGCGGCTGGTCGGCAACCCTGAACCCGGCTCGCTTCATGAGGCTGATATATTCGCGCCCGAATTTCCGGTCATGTCCGACTTGCGCGATCTTAAATCCGCGCTCGCGCATTTCGATAAACCACTTGACAATATCGCTGTATTCGGTCGTCGGCGTGTTGGTCATGGTCAACCACCCATCGTCCATCCATCCGAAGAGCGGAATATTATCCTTTTCCGCTTTTTCTGCAGCTGCAACAACGGGGAACCATGCGTGTGGAATGATAATTTTCACATCGTTGTACTCCCCATAAAGCACTGCCGCAGTAAGGTCGTGCATCTTTGACAGGTCCGCGCCTCCATACCACTTGATGGGCAGCCGTGCGAGCTCATCAAGAGACCAGTTATATTTCTCATCAGATCTCTGGAACTCATGAATATCGAAATATGCCTTGATCGCATTGGTAAAGACGTTCAGCGATTTCGCAAAGAAATCCTTTCTCTGTTGAGGGTCATTTTGTGCCTGCAGCGCATCGTTGAGTATCTCCTCCGGCCGGATCGTCACGCCGTACGACGGGTTTGCCATCTCGTGGACGATCGGATTCGTGTAATCAATATTCCCGTTTTCGTCCGGGTTAGCGCAGCAGATGAACACGAAATACTGTTCGTCAATGATCGAGCCGTCCAGGATGCTCCGGCAGTATTTGAGCCGCTGGCCAAGGAAGCCCTGCGCATTGTCGCCGGCAGTGGAGATGCCTATTATCAGCTTATTTGTGTACGCTTTCATGGCCTCCTTAAAAAGGTTGTACTGTTTCGGCGTCTTGAAAGCGTGAATCTCATCCGCGATCGCGATGTTGCAGTTAAGAGAGTCCTGTGTGTCAGGGTTCGCGGCTAATGCGCGTATAAAAAAAGAGCCATCCGGGAGTTTTGCCTCCATGGAGTGCTCATTATTATTGTCTATGATATGGACATGGCCGCCGTCCTTGTCGTGTTCCTTCATGTTCTCGACGTTGTACTTGAGGAAGTTGAACGTCTCCAGGGACTGCATGAGGGCGGCAGAGGACACGTATGTCTTGGCGCCTGAGCGGCGATACCAAAGGGACAGTGCCCAGGCGAGTGCCGCTGCGAAAGATGTCTTTACGTTCTTGCGCGGAATGAAGATCAATGCCTCGTGGAACCGGACAATGTTCGTGCCGGTGAGGACGAAGCCGAGCAGATTGTAAATGATGAACTTGTGGAAGGGCTGAAGCAGGAACGGACGCCCCCGCATCGGAGTCCCGTCAAGAGCCTCGCCCTGCTGGTGGCACAGGGTCGACTCAATGATCTGGATGCAGAACTCCGGACCCTTTGGTTTCATCTCGTAAGCCGGATTATTCAGATCGCGGAAGAATCTCTCGACGGCCTGCCGCCTCTCAATGTTCGCGACAATAGTCCCGTCCCGGATCCCTTCGGCATAGGCAATGACCTCCGGCCAGTTCTTGCCATCAACCTGCTTCAATGGCCTTCAGCGCCTCCACCAGAGCGCTCCCTTTTTCCTCGCCCTTGCTGGCTCCGGTCATCTTCTTGTAAGCGGATGGAGTGAGGCCGAGCTCGCGCCAGTAGGCCAGGGCTTGCGTGTTGAGGTCAATCCATGTCGTGAGCATTGGGTTCTTGACCATGTTCGTGGCTCCTGCCTTGTTGGTGTACTCAATGACAGGCTTCCCGTCCTCATCCTGGTACTGCTCGAAACAGATGTCGCGCTGTTCAAGGATATCGGCCAGAGTCCGCACTACGGAATCGTACTGCTTCGGATCGATATTGACTTTTTTAAGGTTCCTGATTATGGCGGACCGCCACTTTCTGGCCTCCATCCGGCGTTCCCCCTTTTTATGATTTTTCGTAGAGTTGGACAAAGTCACCCTTTCCCCATTACGGCGATTCGCACGCGCGTTCGCCTAGTGGGGGGGGTGCCCCTTGCCCAACGCCGAAACGATTCAAAACGTTTTCGAGCAATTTTCGCATTTGATGATTTTTAAATAATTTTCTGGCTTCCGTGGGTACCCACACCCCGCCACTTAAAAAACAATTTAGTTCAATCATCATCACGAAGGAAGTGCGGCCCGTTGCCCGGCACAGTACCCATCGGCTCTGGCCGTTCAATCTTTCGATTTGTTCTGTCTTCAGGAATGCTGAAGCATTGCGGCCTGCGTCCCTCGCGGATCGCATCGGCGATCAGCTTGCCTGCCTCTTTAATTGCCTGGCATATGGCTCGGGCGTCATCGCTTTGTCTCATCTTCTCGCCGTGCTCCTTGAATACTTTCGCGGCCCGCCTTTTTCCGGGTGCTGTTTATTGTGACACTGTTTGCAAAGGCTGATTAGATTACTGTCGACCAGCGCAAGTTCGGGATGATCCTCATAAGGTTTTATATGATGAACTTCCTTAGCCGGGCGATGCCGCCCGTATCTTTTGCAGATCTGGCACTCGTAGCCGTCACGCTTTAAGATTGCTTCGCGCTTTCGCTTCCATCTCTGACTATTGCAGAATTCTAATTCTGATTTATAAATCATAGGCATAATAAAACGGCGACACATGAAGGAGTGCCGCCGCTTCCTGAGTGCGATGCCATATTCTGGTACAATAACATATTACCACATACCCACCGAACAGAACGAACAGATTTTCTATTTCCACAGGTATCTCTTGACGATCATCCTGCAGCTGTCCGCCGTGTACATCCCGCCCATCTTGTGAGCGACCTGCGCCCATGTCAGTGAGACATCTCCCAGGCATTTTAGCCGGAGGATCCGACGCACTTCCTGGTCATCGATCCCGCAGACATAAGCTTCGACCGCCGCGGTCTTCTCATCAATCTCGGCAAGCAGCAACGCATTCTTCCGCCGGCAGCTCCTAAGCCGCTGCAATTTGCCCTGGTATTTTGCATCCGGGAAGCCGGTCACCTTTACAGTCCCCAGCGCTTTCTTTCCGCGCTTCCCGCGCGTGACAACATCGCTTTCAATTATGCCGCCCTTCTCCATGTCTGAAATTTCATCGGTAAGCTTTGCAATGTGAGCCGCTACTTCCCGCGCCTCGGTCCGGATGCTTATGTACTGCCAGAGCTCTTTCTTGTCCACACTCTATCCCTCCGCCGCATTATTAGTTATTATATCATATCGCGCCACATCATGACGCACGGGATAATGAGGCCCGCTGCCTCAAGGCCGATCACTATTATCCTGAGAGCTGTTATAGGATTCATCCTTCCTCCTGCTCCTTATGGTCTCGACCTTGCTGCCTTCAGCTGATAAAACCATAAGCTTTGTTTTATATTCTTCGGCCATCCGGTCAAATGCGTCCGGGATGCTTCTCACGATTTCCAGACGGCTGTCTTCTTTTCTGCGGGCAGTCATCAGTTCACTGATCTCATCCGGAGTCATGCCTGTGTCCTCATACGCTGCGAGAGCGTCGATAAGTTCCTGCTTTTTTGGCTGCGGTCCAATATCCTGTCTTAGTGATATCGCCGACCCTTTCATGGGTCAACCTGTTCATTGTCGCTCCTGCATTAGGTTTTGATTTGGCCATAAAGCCTCCTTTCTATCTCTTGATCAATCACACGGACACTGCTCATCACCTCGCGGTCCCCCTGCTGGCAGAGGATGACGACGTATTCGTTAAATTTTGGCTTTCCCAAAAATCCTCCTTAATTGTCGCACGGGCATCTGTCTTCTCCATCCTGCACGACACACGACCTGCTGCAGCTGAACCCATCCCAATAGTGACAGATCTGTCCGCGGGCAAATCTGCATCCCGGAGGCTTATACTCCTGCGCGATCCGGCTGAGCGGTCGGCCGCACTCCGGGCAGTAGTTGAGCTTATATCCGATGCCATTCCTGCGATAGTCTGTCGTCCGGCCAGCATGCCTCTTCGATTTCACTGGCGGATGCCATGACCTGATGATCAACGCTACCGTATATTCTTGCTTGTGTCCCTTGTCCATGGACTTGACCTGCTCCCAGGTCTTGAGGGATTCGCAGAACTTGCAGCCGATTATCCGTCCTCTCATTATCCCTCATCCTCCTCATACACATGCAGGCCTGTCCCAAGTTTGGCCGCTTTCTTCCGGCAGCTCTCGAGCGCCGTCTCAAGTCTCAGCGCCTTGGCGAGTGCGATATCGAGCTGCTTGTCATC